TGATCTTCTCGCCCTGATGGATAAATGCGAACATGTCACGCGGAACGTAATCTGTACCGACGGCAAAAGACGGCACGATGTCTGCGCCGATATCTCCGCCGTAGGTCGGCGCACCGTAACCCGTATCTGGCAGGCTGTAACCCTGCGCCCCGACCTTTCCGCCAATCCCCATCCATCCCAATACCGTATTGAACCATCCGCCACTCGTCGGCGTTCCGACAGCTCCCAACAGCCGGCGATTGAGGTCCGCTGCGACCGCCATCGCGATCATCTTCTGCACGATCGTTCCGAAGGTCTGCAGCATTCCCTTGCAGCCCTTCTCCCACGGGTTGAAGAGGAAATCTGCCATGGCACCCTCGATGCTCTGGTAGGCCGTCGTGAACTGCTGTTCGGCCTGCTTCGCCGCGTTGGTCGCGTGGTCCATGTAGGTGTCGAAGGCCTTCTTGGCGCCGACCTCGTAGGTTCGCGACAGCGCGTCGTTCTCGCGCAGGATCGCCTCGGCGTCTTTCGCTGCGGCGTCCGCCTTGGCCAGCAAAGCGTCGCGCGCCGCATCCGTCAGTGGCTTGCCTTGCGCTTCGAGCTGATTGATGCGCTGCATGACCTCTGCCCGTCGCTGTTCGCGCAGGTTGTACGCGTCTAGCTCGATCCCGTAGAGTCCGATCGACCCGCGCGAGTCCAGCAAACGGCGGTTCTCCTCTTCCACGCGCGTGGTGAAATCCTTGACCGCCTTGTCGCTTTCGGCGATCTGCAGCGCGTCGATTTTGAGCAAAGCAGTATTCGCCGAGATACCCTCGTTCCACGCGAGCTGTGCCGCCTTGACCTTGAGCTGGACGTACTGGTTGGCCTCCATCCGGGCGTTCATCTGGTCGAGCTGATCGAGGAAGGTCTGATACGGGCTCGCCGGATCGGCGGGCGATGCGCCACCTTTGCGCGTCTTGTCCTCTCCCCCATTCGGCTTCGGTTCCCACTTCTTTCCGGTCCTGGCCGGATCCGGGGCCGCACCGGCCGAGAAATTGTCGAAGCCCCAGGCGAGTTTCATCGCTTTGACGTTCTTCTCGGAGTCGGCGACGAGACCCGTCCAGAACTTGTCCCAACGACCTGACAGATCGCCCGGGATCGCCTGCAAATCCTTCCACGCGCCGGCCATGTCGCCACTCGCGGCCTTGACGATGGCGCCGGTCACGCGACTGACCACGTCGCCGATCGACCCGAACGAGGCGGTGATCGCGCCGGCAACGATCTGCACGACCTCCTTCAATCCGTAGAACAGGCTGGTCAAGGTCGCCATCGAGTACCGAAAGGCGTTGATGACCTTCGGCCAGCCTTCGGTGAACAGCGTGGCGAGGTCGGTCAGCAAGGGCAGGATCTGGTCGGCGACGGCCTTATGGAACGACTGCGCCGAGAGGTCGGATTCCCGCCGGAAAGCGCGCATCGCGCTCTCGTAGGCGGTGACGGCTTCCTGCGTGCCTTCGCCGACGATCAGGTTGTAGTCGACGAGCCGCTGTCCAGCGGTCTCGATCTTCTCGGTGGTGACCGCCACGGCCTTCGAGAGGGCCTCGTAGCTGCCCATGCCAATGGCAGCCGCCGCGGCGTTCCGGTCGTAACCGGCGGTGTACTCGTCCAGGACCCTCTTGGCGTTCTTCAGGATCTCCTGCTGGTCGAGCAGTTCGCCGTTGGCGTCCCTGTATTGGACGCCCAGGCGGTCGAGTTCTTCGGTGTTGTTGTGCACCGCGGTCGTCGCGGCCTGCAGCGTCGAGACGTACTGCCCGCCGTCGGTACCGGCGGCCTTCAGCGCCTCGTTCAGCGCCGAGGCGTGATCTGCCGAAAGCTGCAGTCCTTCCTGCAACGTCTTCACTTCCTTGTTCAGCGCGACGACCGCGTCGATGTTCTCAGACTGGTAGGACGCTCCGGTGAACAGGCCGACGAGGAAGCCGACCGAGGACGAGACGATCCGGTAGGCGGCATAGATCGCCGAAGCGGCGGCGACCGTGATGCCGGCGGCGAGCGCGGCGCCGATGACGATCAGCTTGACCTTGGCCCACTCTTCGAGTTTGTCGAGCCAGGTCTCTGCGGCCGCGTAGCCGGCACCGAAACCGGCCGCCATGGCGGTCGCGATCTTCTCTGACCACGATGTCGCGTCGACCTGATCGGTCGCCTTGCGGATGCCGTCGATGGCGTCCGCAGACTGCCCCGCCGCATTCAGGATACGGTCGTTCGCCGCTTCGAATTCGCTGGCCATCCGGGTCGAGGACTGGCCGACCGCTTCCGAAGCCCGGTCGAAGGCCGTCTGGAACTGATCGGCATGGGCCGCTGCCGCGCTCAGGCTCGCTTCCGCGATGTCCGCGGTGCGCTGCAGGTTCATCTCGAAGCGGTCGATCTTCGCATCGATGTCGACACGAATCAGGGAAAGCATGGGGGCTTACTCCGGGGGAATACCAAAGAGGACCGCATCGGCCCAGGCGGCGAGCTCGTCGTCGGTCAAGGGTTGATCAGTTGGGGAGATTTCGACCGGTGGCCGGTCGAGATACGGCAGGAAGTCCGCCGGCGTCGCCGGGGGCCGGCCTTCCGCCCGCTGCTTGCCGGCGTAGTTGGCGACGGTCGAGGCGACGATGCCGGCGCGCAGATCCGCGCGGGACTCGCCCCAGGGCTCGACCTCGTAGTAGACGCACCAGTCGAGAAACTCCCGATACGAGAGAACCGACCGGAGTTCCTGCAGCGTCTTGCCCATCGCCAGCGCCAGACGAAAGAGCATGCGCCGCTCCGGGCTGGCCCTCAGTTTTTTGCGGCATCCTCCTTCACGGAGAAGCCGTTGACGGCCATCACGGCAGACACCAGCTCGCCGATTCGCGACTGCGCGGAGGATCGGAGAACGGGAAGGTCGGCGGCGGAGAATGTCGGTTTTCCTTCGCCATCGACCACCGAGGCGATGACGAGCTGAAATCCGAAATCCGCTTTCTGTGCTTCGGTCTTGCACGCTTCCCGGATTTCCGATACTTCCGGAGCGCTTAGTTCGCGCAGACGGACGACTCCGATGCCGGGGACGTTCTGGTCGATGATCTTCGGCGCGAAAAGCGCCAGCAAAGAAGCCTTGTCGAGAGACACGAGTTGTTCCCTTTTCGTAAAGAGGTCAGCGATCAGCCGCGGAAGATCGGACCAGTGACGACGACGGTTGCGGTGCAGCGCAGAACTTTGTCCACGCCGGCGACGGGCTCGCTGATCTTCTGTACGAACCCCTGCCAGGCGCGCACCTTGAGTCCGCCCGGGTAGTACTGCTTGAACACCTTGACGGCCTGCGCCGTCCGCGCGGCGATCAGGGCGAGCTGCCCGACGTCGGTATCGTCGGCGTCGTAGGTCAGCGCGTAGTTGCCCATGTCCTGCAGTCCCTGACGCTTCTCTTTGGCGGTGCTGTCCATGTTGCTGACATCGATGACGTTGGCGGTGCCGCCGTCCGGGGTGAAGTCCTGGACATTTCCTACCTTGCTGAAGGTCTGCGGGGTGGCCGTTCCGGTCGTTCCGGCGCTGGCGAATCCGGACGAATCGATCGCCACGGTGCACGTGGTGCTCGTCGGCGCCGGGCTCGCCTGTACGATTCCGAGCAGACCGTTGATTTCCGGCATGCCGGTAACGGCGCCGAACAGAATCACGTCGCCCGCAGCCGGAGCGGTGGCCGACGAGTAGGTCACTGCTGCCTGCGTGGCCTTGGTAATCGCGGTGACGGATAATGCCGTCCCAGGCGTGCCGGAGACGTAGAACTTGGAAGCCTGTGCAACTTGTGCGGTGGAAGTCATGGGGTTTGCTCCTTGATCAGTGGTACCAGAGTGAAAATTCGTAGATGATGCCGTGCAGGGCGGTATCCTGCTCGTAGGTGCTGCGCCGCCCGCGCTGCCAACCCGATAAGGTGCCGGCGGAAAAAGCAGACGCCAGGGCGCCGGCAATGGCTTCCCCGAGCGTTTTTGCGCCCAGGTAGGTGGTATCCCAGACGGTGATCTGAATCAGGCTGTTCTGCAGTCCAGCACCGTCCGACAGGGTGTTCTCGGGGATCCCGGAGGGCTCGCAATAGACGGCATACGGCTTGGACACTCCTTGCGGGGCGATGGCCGGGTATAGCCCGCCGGAAACCAGCGGGTTGATCAGGCCGAAAAGGGTTTGTTCGATGCTCACGAGAAATCCCACGAGGCATAGACGGTGTTTTCGCAGCGCCCCGGAATGCGCTTTTCTTCCTGGTGCACCACGGGACGAACGAAGGAGTGCGCTGGCGCATGCGAGGTGCCGAACTCGACGTATGGAGCGTAGAACGCCGACTCTCCGCCGACGGATATCCGGAGAGAAACCCCTTTGTCCGTTTGCACGACCTCGTACCGAACGCTGGCGGCCATGGCTCCGGTTTTCTTGGGGGCCGCTTCCCGGATTTCCGCCACCATTCGCGCGCCAAGGGCATCCAGATCGGCCAGCAGCTTTTGCCGCTGCCGGACGATTCCGGAGGAAATGGAGGAGCGCAGATCGCCAATTCCCGCAACGTCAGCCATCGACCAGCCCTTCCTGGACGAACAGCGTGAGCGAGCGATTGCGCTCGTCCTCGTTGATCGATGCGCTGATGTTGAAGTGGCGGCCGTTGTAGACGACGCGCATGGCGGCCACGGTCTGCGGGTTGGCAAGCGCCGACTGCCAGCGGA